AAGTTCTTTGAATCTACTAACTTCCCAACAAAAAATATAACTGCTACATTCGATAATAGTTCTTATGCTTCTAAAGAAGTTGCACAAGGTTATTTCTTCGGACCACAAGCAATTGGTGTTGGAATTGGTGGACCAAATGCACAAGTTCTTATTAATAATAATGATGACTTTTCAAGATTTATAATTCTGATTTGGCAGTTGTACGCTGGGTTTGAGATCCTTAATAAGGACTTCGTAACTACAGGATTCAGCTTCGTTGATGATGACGGATCTGTATAGTAAATAACATTTAGTAAAAATACATTTGGAGAAATAAATGGCCTATTTGTCTTCTAAGAAAATCTATCCAGGTAACTGGGCAGAGCCTCTTAACGGTTGGTACAAAAATATTGATACCAACGATGATTCCACAAATGATGCAACTAAAGGTGGTCCTACTGCCGTATTAGCTGTACCAGGTTGGAAGTATTTCCAACAACGTGGTTATGTTGAAGTTACAGGAAAAGCAGCTTCTGCATTCACTAGTGCTGATGTAATCGTTCCTTCTCCTTATAGGAATGACGATACTCGTACAGATATTACTGGAATGGTAGTTTCTGGAAATGCTACTCAGTCTTCTTACATCTACCGTTCTACAGTTTCTGTAGCATCTGGTTGGGGTGATGGAAGAGTTGCATCTGGTGTTTATACCGATACTGGTAACCTTATCTCTTTTGGTAGAGATAATTCAGGTTCTCCTGTTGCTGCTTCTGGTTTAGGTGAAGGTCCTGCTCAAGCAAACCTTGCATCTACAGTAGATGGTCCTGCTGCAGGTGGTGCTGCTAACTCTGTTTACTATGCTGGTGGCGTTGCTGCTTATAGTTACAACCCACTCGTAACAGCAAGTGGTGTAAACGCAGGTGGTTCTGACAACCCTAATACTCCTTATAAGGTAATCCAAGCTGCTACTACATTTAAAGTGTATGTAAAGGCAACTGCTAATGCTACTTCTGCTTCTGCTACAGCTGATGGTTTATACATCTCTGATGCTGATGTTGATGCCGGTAGAAAAGGCTATCTCGTAGTTGAAACATGCTACCTACAGCCTGATGATGCTCCTGGATATGAGGACATCGAGCAGTATCTATCTGCTAGGACAGTTAGCTAATTACAAGCTAAGCTAGGATTAGATATCCTCTAGTCCTAGCTATGCTTTATCAGCACAAAAAAACAGGAGCCCGTGTCAAGCTCATTAGTGAATTTGATAATGGTGATTGGTTTATGGTTGAAGACCAAGACGGTAAATTATATACCGCTTACAAACATGAACTTGAAGCTGATAAACAAGCTACTAAAAAGGTCAAAACTTTACAGGTTAAAGATAAAGCAGCTAAAGAAGACCCCCGTGATTTCCCTCCTGATATAAGATTAAATATCAATGGAGCTACTCCTCAGATGATTGCAGATCATATAAAAGGAATAGGGATTAAGACAGCAAAAGAAATCAAAGATTTACAAATGTCTTTATCGGGTGAGAGATTTGCAAATTTGGACCAATTAAAACAGATAAAGAGGGTTGATTGGGATTCTGTTTTAGCTGCTGATTTAATAAGGGTATAATTTTAATAGCAATATTATTACTTATGACCCCTCAAGGACCTGGTACTTACGGATCAAAAGTTGGTAGACCACCAAAGAAAGGAACTAAAAAAACTACAGCTAAAAAAAGTATTACAAAAAAAAGTACAAAGAAAAGTTATTAGATTTAAAATAAAAGATAAGTTTAACAAGAGGATAAGTGCAATTATCTGACTTTGATAAAAGTAGAGTTAGGTATCATTTAGGATACTTCACTGTTTCAGTACCAGCAGGTGATTATGCACGGCTGGAAGAAGCAATGAATACTATTCCTGATTCATATTTCTATGACAAGATTGCTCTTCAAATAGGTAGATGTGATACTGCAGAGAAGAAAACCGAAGTAGCTTCAACTCCATCTACAAGATTAGAAACAATTGCTGGAGACGTTGATAGAACAATTAAATCCAGTAATGCAAAAGAAGCTTTAAAGATTTGGGATGAGATATATCTTTATGAAACGAATCGCTTAGCTGCGATTCTTTACGTAGCTAACTACAAAGATCCTTTACAGGCTAGGTATAGATATGAAAGATCAGGAGCTGAGTTTATACAAGCTTTACCTGGTCCTGCCGACACTGCTGTTGGCTCCCGTCAATATTTAGCGGAGAGTTGGAGATAATGCCTGGACCTGAACGTTTTATGGATATGTTAGGACCTGGAGGGGGTATGGCTTTTGGTCCTGATTGGCTACAGAATTATATAAATCAATCAAGAGGTTTTATAAATAGAACTGCTCCTGAAATACCTAAAACAGCTAAATCTACGTTAGATAATATTCTTAAAACTAGTGGTGGTAATAGTACAGTTAGTAATCTTATTAACCAAGCTAAGAATCGATTAGGTCTAAGTCCCTTAGATCTTGATTTAAATATCAAAGGACCCAATATTCTAGATAAAACTAAATTTAGATTAGGAGGAGTTAAAAAATTTTTAGATAAGCCTATCAATATAGGTGGTGAGATGCAGAGATATGGTATTAAAGAAAATATTAAAGGAGCTGCAGATTTCTTAAAAGGTAAGGTAGGAGATGTAAGAAACTTAGGCGTATTCAAGTCTGGTATTAATGTTACCCCTCGTAACATTCTTAATCCAACTTGGGGGCTTGCAAAGAGAGGTTTAACAGCAAAGGGGATAGAACAATTAACTGGAGTACCAAACGTTTATGTAACTCCTGGAGAGATTGTAAAAGGAGCACAAATGCTTACTAATCCTGTGGTATTAAAAGCAGGTTTAGGAGCTGGAGCTCTTACACTATTAGATCAACGTCCAGCAGGACCTAAAGATGAGTTTGCAGACTATAGAAATTTTTTAAATGAAAATACAACTGCGGCCGAAAAATCTCTTAGTGAACTTCCTGAAAGTGATTTAACTATAGATCAATTACAAGAGAAAATAAAACTAAGAAATTTAATTTCTCAAAATGAAGCTGATCCATTAAATCAAAGTTTTTATCAAGGACCACAAGCTTCTCAAGAAACTACTGAATTTACACAATTAGCACCAACACCAGTATTAAATAGAGTTACAGGAGATCCAGGTCTTAGAACTCCTCCTAGTTTTGCTATTAATACAGGTTTAGTTAATCCTGCACCAGTAGTAGTTGAATCTGCTGTAACATCAACTATACCTTCTGAAGATGCTGCACAATCTTTAGTAGAACAAGCTAAAGCAAAATGGATAGCAGATACCGCTAATAGTCCAGCACAACAATCTGGTGCTTTCAAGCCTGAACAATTATGGGAGACTCATTTAAATAATCAACGTTGGAGAAAAGATCAAGGACGTAGCTTTACTCATGGAGAGTATCTCTAATGGCATATAAGAAAAGAAAACCAACTTTTAAATATGCTAAGTATGCAGGACAAGATTCTGATTATTTACCTGGAGAAGTTTACGGTAGTTCTTTTAGTTCATATCAGAAAACTCCACAGGAAATGTTGGATTATAGAGTAAATCAAATGTGGGATTTTCCTATGGAAGATGCTCCTGATCAATCAAAGAGTTTTGAAACCTTTTTAACTCTAAGTAAAAATCCTAATGCGTTAATTGGTAGTCAATTTATGAACTTACCAAGCGGGTTTGTGAAAGCCATGAATATGGGATAAAAAAAGCGTTATATAATAAATAAATAAGTGATGTAATTAAAAGTGTCTTCAACCTCAACTAATAAACAACCACTTTTGGTTGACCGTCCGTTATCTGATACAGTAAGAGTTACTACTCAAACAGTCGGAAGTAATACAACTAGTGCTAAAACTTTATTCGTACAAGGTGGACAAGCTCCAGCTTTACTTGTAGACATGGATGCTGCTACTTCAGATGATAATAATAATGGCGGTGTTGTCGATTCTTTAACTATCACTAGAGATGATAAATATAGAGGAAATGATCAAACATTAAATGTAACTAATAAAGATAAAGTTGTATCTCTTGTAAGTGGTCAGATAGTTTTCATGGAAGACCCTACACAGGCAACAGTTGCAAGTAATACTTACAAATATGGACATTATGTATATACAGGTGCAACGGCTTTAACAGGAATACTAAAAGCTTTCAACTACTCTGGTGGTTTAGCTCAAGGATTCACATATACAGGAGTAGCATATGGTTATCAACCAGAAGTAACTTTTGTTTTTTATCAGACACGTGGAACAACAACTCCTATTCCTGCATCTGGTGATTATAAAGTTCTATTTGCTAAAACTGTTCCTGAGAATAGTGGAACTGTAGATTGTTCTGAATTGATGCCACAAGTTTCTGTTCCAACAGTTAGTGCAGGTAATACAACAGGTTTGGGTAACGGATCTCCTTTACGTAATAAAGGAATCTATCTAGAACGTGGAGATCGCATCTATGTAGGTGTTTATGCAGAAGGTCCTAATACAGCAGGTTATTCAGAAGGTGCTCATATAATTGCTCAAGGTGGATTCTTCTAAATAAAGGAGATAATCCATGCCGAAGACTTTTGGATCATTTAATTCTTTTAGTAAACCTCCAAAGAAGCAAGAATTTGGTATTAAGCCTATAAAATCTGAATTCGGTGGAAGTGAGCCTGATTCCATTTATACAATTAATAGAGAATCATCTTGGTCACGCTGGAGGCGTGGTTTTGAAATAGCTACTGCTTCTCTAGCTCATAACACAATAGATTATCCTTTTACTTATAAAATTCCTTTGCCAGCTGGTGCTTCTCCTGCATCAGGTAACCAACCAGCAATACCTGGTATTTTTAGAGGCTTTCCC